AAAATATAAAATATAAAAAATTTTTTAATGGATATGATGTTTTATCTTATCCTGGTTTTAAAAAAAATTTGATAGATGTTGGTGACATTTATTTTAAAAATACATTAAATTTTCATTTATCTAGTAAATTAATATCTTTTTTAACTAATTCAAATCAAACACATATGTTAATAGTTATTTATTTTGAAATTGACGAGTTAAATATACATAATTACAAAATACCAAATGGTTATAAATTAGTAAATCCTGTTTTAATACATTCAGGATTTGATAGTAATTCTATTACAAGAAAAAAAATGAAAAACCCTAAAAATAAAATTGTTGGAATGGATACTTTATATAATACTTTACATGATGATCAATCAAAATTAAAATTTGATCTAAATAGTTTCAGATTTAAAAATATGAATCAAAAATTTAAAAATAAAATATATGAGGTTTCTAAATATTATGAATTTTCTGATTATGATCTTTCTGTTTTTTATACAATTCCTATACATAAATTATTAATGACATTTATCGATATTATTCAAAAAATATTCAGAGTTAACGCATTTAATATTAAAAGAGATACTAAATTATTTTTTATAAATAACTTTATACCATCAGAAAAAAAATTAATAAATTTTGAAAATTTTATAAAAATAAAAAATTTAATTTTAAAATTATCAATAGATTTAAAAAATAATAATAATTTAAAAAAAAAAGAATTATTAAAAAAAAAAATTAATAAATTATTAAAAGTAAAAAAAGATTTAACAAATGGAAGAAAATTTAGTTGTGCTGAATTTGTTTACTATATATTTAAATTAAATGGTGTAGATTTACTAAATAATTATAGTTACAATATTACAAATATTAATTTTGCAAAAACATTAGTTCCTAAAGATCTGGAAAAAATTATATTAGATAGTAGATTTGAATATATATGTACAATAGAAAATTATTAAAAAAAAAAATATAAATTAATTTATATGAAAATTATAATTATTTTAATTTTTTTTACTTTTTTTTATATTATTAAACGGAAAAAAAAAATAAGAAAAAAAGAAAGTTTTTCTAATAATAATTGTAGTACTTTTTATGATTTACTAGATTTATTAAATGAAAGTAAATTATATAGTAAAAATAAAGATTTGATTGATATAGAATTACAAATATTCTCAGACAAAAATAAAGAAAAAATAAAAAACTTATTAGATAAAAATAAAACTATAGAAGAAATAAAAAAATATTTCTCAAATTGTTCTGAAATTTAATATTATATAAAATAATATAATATTAAATAAATCTTTCACTTGTATAATCACATCGCATAAAACGTATTTCATATATATGTATCTGTTGCTCTATCAATTTCTTTTAATCTATTAATATAATAATATTATTATATAATTCTTATATAATTTATTCTAAGTTTATTTTTATAATTTACTAATTTTACATAGCCTTTGCCAATCTTGCCCAATTTTTATTAGATTGTTTGGCATTACCAATAATTAATTCTCTATTTTTATCAATAGTCTTAAGTAAATTATTTTTATTTATTTCTGCAGCATCTACACTAGTTTTTACAGCATCTGCAATAGTTTTTGCAGCATCTGCAGTATTTGATATAGAATCTGCATTAGATTTTACAGAATTTGCAGTAGTTTTTATAGCATCTGCAGTAGTTTTTACAGAATTTGCATTAGTTATTACAGCATATGCAGTAGTTTTTGCAGCATCTGCAGTATTTGATATAGAATCTGCATTAGATTTTACAGAATTTGCAGTAGTTTTTATAGCATCTGCAGTAGTTTTTATAGAATCTGCATTAGATTTTACAGAATTTGCAGTAGTTTTTATAGCATCTGCAGTAGTTTTTACAGAATTTGCATTAGTTATTACAGCATCTGCAGTAGTTTTTACAGAATTTGCATTAGTTATTACAGCATTTGTATTAGCTCTTAAAGCATCTGTATTAGATCCTGCAGCATCTAAAGTAGTTATTACAGCATCTGCAGTATTTTTTATAGTATCTGCATTATTTTTTACAGCATCTATAGTAGTTTTTAAAGCATCTGCAAAAGTTTTTATTAAATCTGCATTTTGTGATGCAGCATTTGCCGTAGTACTTACAGCATCTGAATTAGTTTTTCCAAGATTTGATAAAGCTTTTATAGCTTTTGAAAATTTATTAATTACAGTAAGGTATCTTTTTTGATGTCTTCTTAAAACCCCTCTTTCATAATTAATATCCCATTCATTTTTTTCAATATTTTGTCGAAGTCCTTCTTTAGCATTTTCAAGATTAATAATATTCTGATGATTTCTATCAATCTTTCCTAAAATTAATGTCTCATAATCGTGATAATCGTCATCATAATCGTGATAATCGTCATCATAATCGTGATAATCGTCATCATAATCGTGATAATCGTCATCATCATTGTAAGATTTAATCGGGGATGGACTAACATTGTTAATAGAAAATTTTTCATTTCTTTTAGCAGAAGAGTTTTTAAACAATATAAATAAAACTAAAAAAATTAAAATAATTTTTATTATACTATCCATACAAATGTATATATATATATACTCTTAAAATAAATTTTTATATTTTTTTTATGTAAAATATATAAAATCAATCTAATTTCCTCTTTTTTAATTGAGGTTCATTTAGATTATCCAATATTTCTTCAACTTCAGATGAATAATCTTCATCAGAATCATATTCATCCAATGGTGCCCATATACTCTCTTCTTTATCTATTCTTATCCATGTTATTCTATTTTCTTTGTCTTTAACTTCTTCCCATCCCCATATTGAATTTGATTTTCCTATTAATATATCACTATTTTCTATATCATATATATTACCAAATTTCTTAGTCATTTCATCAAGTGTTAAATTACAATAATCACTATTTTCATATTTCCATTGTTGATGTTTTCTATTAAGTGACTTCTCTCTTTCGATTGAATTAAATCTTGGTTCTGAATAAAATTTAATTTCATCTGGATTATCTATTTTAAAATATCCTACAGTATTTTCTTCATCTGGACAACATGTTTGATATCCCCATTCTTTTCTTTTTAGAAATTCTGTCATTAATTAATTATTTTTTTTTTAAGTTAAAGTAATTTTTAATCAATTTTTCTAATTGAATTTTCTAATATTTTGTTTCCTTTTTTTATTACTCTATTTAACCATCTTTCCATAAATTCATTTGCTAACCACCAGGAATCACCATAATCCCCACCATCACCACTATGAGCAAATCTACTTTTGCCACTATGAAAATACCCCACTATGTGATTATTTTTTTCTTTTAACACATAATTTTTTTCAAACATCATATTTTTAGGTGTTAATTTAGTTACTTTATTATAATTTTGTGGTTCTATTACTAAAATATAATCATTATAAGTCCATTTTTTTTTATATCTTAATTTATGTAATCTTGATACTTGAGACATTTTTAATAAGGCACTTTTAGGTGGAAATAAAAAAATATTTTCTATTTTTTCAAATTCTTTACTTGAAAAATTACTTTCTAATTTGAAAATTTTAGATAAAATTAAATTTTTTTTTTTAACAATAATTCTATTTTTTTTACACTCATTAATATAAAATAGATAAATATAAAATAAGTATTTTTTTTTTATCAATTTTTCTAATATTTTATTTACTTTCTTTATAATATTCATAATTCATGGCTTTTGAATTTGGATTAGGCTTAATATTTTTCTTAATATTTAAAAATATATAAATTAATATAATAATATGAAAAATAATAAAAAAGTTATTTATTGTGATGGAACATTTGATTTATTTCACAGTGGACATATAGAATTTTTAAAGATATGTAAAAGTTATGGAGATTACTTAATTGTAGGGTTAATATCTGATGAGAATGTTAACTCTTATAAAAGATATCCAGTAAATTCTTTAAAAAATAGAAAAATTATCTTAGAACATATAGATATTGTTGATGAAGTAATTGCTCCGTGTCCTTTTAATAAGATAAGTAAAGAATTTATAGAAGAAAAAGGTATTGATTTAATTGTATATGGGTCATCTAATGGTAAACCTGGATGGGAAAATCATTATGAAGAAGCAATTAAAAAAAATATAATGAAATATGTTCAATATGGAAATGAAAATTTATCTACAAGTAAAATAATAAATAAAATAAAAGAAGAATATTAAAATATTTCTAAATAATAATAAAAAATATATAAAAATTAATTATTTATATTAATATATGATTTCATCTAAAAAATATGATGAAATATTGAAAGCAATAGTTCATATTAAATCCAAAAAAACTGTTAACTCACGAAAAGTTACTATAGAAGATTTAATGAATATTCCTAATAACAAAATTGGTAATAATAAAAATAATAAAATTAAATCTTTTAGAATGCAAGAAGAATTCGGTCCTAAAAAAAGAATTAAACCATGACGAACATCTACTAAAAGTCAACAACAAATTGCTCCAAAAGGTCATAATAAAGGTTTTCGTGGTAGTTCAATTACGTCCACTAATTTTTTTAAAAACCAAATGAAGCAAAATAACTCTCAATTATAATTTTTATTAATTAAAATTATATGACGAACTTTTAATTAAATTTATAAAATTAAAAGATCCGATAATTATAAAATATAATTTAAACAATTAAATACAATTATATTAAATGAATAAGATAAATTTAATTAATAAAAATTTAATTTTAATAGGATTTCAAGGATCAAAACCAAAACATATGAAAAAATACAAAAAAATGTACGACAATTTTGGTTTCAAAAATATAGATATTATATATCCAAGTTATTTGCATAATTATGATGTTAGAAAAGTTCAACCATTAGCAATTAATATTTATAATAAAATAAATAATAATGATAAAACTGTAATACATTGTATGTCAGGTGGTATTTATCCCTTAAGTTATAGTTTAAAATATTTAATGTTATCAGATAAATTATATAAACTAGATAGTTTAGTTTTAGATTCATCACCAGTTGATCCATCACATGATTCCTTAGTAAATGCTTTCATGGAACACAATAATTTAAAATATTCAAAATCATTATTTGATCTTATTTTTAAATTGTATTATAAGTCTATATTTTTAGAATTAAATACATGGTCTTATGATTTTAACTTTTTAATAAATTCTGAAAAATTTAATACACCTAAACTATTTATTTATAGTAAAAATGATATTATTGCTCCTTATAATTACATTAATTCAATAGCTAACAATCATAAAAAAAATGGTAATTTTACTAAAGAATTAATTTTTGAAAAAAGTGATCATGTCAAACATATATGCACTGATTATTTAAAGTATGAAAAAACAATATTTGATTTTCTAAATAAAAATTGAATATAATTTTGTTATGATTAAATTTTAAATATATATGCGATCTATACAAGATATTAAATTAAAAGTAGATGAAAATATTATTAAAAAAAGAATAGTTGGTAGTCAATTTATAATTACAGATGGTAAATATATGATTAGTATTAATGATAAATACATAGTATATGTAGGAAATAATAATGGACCAGAAAAAGTACTATTAAATATATCTGAAAAAGGATATTATGAAATTTGTAATAATAATAATAAAGGTTTAACATATAAAGAAGTACCTAAACCTGAAAAAAAAAATGATAAAAAATGTAAAATAATTTTTTAATTTAAATTAATTATCTAATATATATATATATATTTAAATGAAAAAAAATAATAAAAAAAACATAGAAAATTTTGGAGTATCTTTAAGACTATCAGAAAAAATGAAAGAGATACTAGAGTAGTTTTCGCCAGGGGTTATAATCGTAGTGCTATAGAGCTTGAAGAATTAAATAGACCATGTACATCTCATGATAAATGCAAATCAGGAAAATGTTCAAGTACAACAAAAAGATGTGTTAAAAAAATTAAAAAATACTCCAAAAAGATAGGTGATGATTGTGATAATTCTGATGATTGTGAATCAAGAAAATGTTCAGTAAAATGTGTTAAACAAAATTTAAATAAAGGAAGCACTTGTTATCATCCTAGTATGTGTAAATCTAATATTTGTTTAAATAATAAATGTTGTGCTTCGTATGTATCTAAACAAAAAAAATGTTCAAGTTGTGATAATGGAGGAAATTGTGTTGGTTGTGTATCTGGGTATTCATATCATAATTTTGGTGAAGGTTTGTATAAATATAATGATTGTTACAAATATGAATATTTAAGAGTATTAAATAATAAAGATACTAATC